TCAGCCGACCACTGCCGTGTCGCCGGCGAGCAGCCATTCGCCCGGGCGGATGCACTTGGCATGCAGGCTCGCCCACTGGCCGGCGGTGCCGTTGTGGCCGAGCCGGTGGTGCAGCACCTCACCGTTCGCCGGCACCAGCCGGACGGGCGCGGTGCCGATCTGATCGGCGAGGATCAGCGTGCCGACCGCTGCCCCGGCGGGCAGGTTGAGCGTGATCGATGCCGTGGCGGCGCCGTTCGACACCAGCAGCGACTTGCCGCCATGGTCCGCCTCGGACAGCGCCCACGGCCCGGCGCCGGACAGGTCCTGCACCAGCACCTGGCGCAGGACCGCTTCCCAGCTATCGAGCAGCGCGCCGAAGCGGGTGACGAGCTGGGCGAAGCTCGCCTGATCGACAGGATCAGCCATCAGTCTTCCCTCGGTTGCAGGGTGCCGTCGATGACCTGGTGCGTCGCGTCATAGTCGGCGCGAAACTCCGGCACCTCGATGTACGCGGGGCCACTCAGCGCGATCGATCGCTCCGTACCGCGCACGGTCTGGATGATGCGGCCATCGGCCGGATCGTAAATGACAGCGATCATGGGCTACACCGTGTACTGCTGGCCGTTGGCGCGAATGGCACGCTGGGCGAGCGTGACTGCTGTCGACGCCTGCCACATGGCGGTGACGACGTAGTCCCCGGCTGCCGACGCATAGTAGCTGCCAAAGGACTGCACACCGCTGGTGCCCTCGACACCTCCACGCGGGCTCTCGTCCAGCTGGTGGCCGTTGACCTGTATCTCCAGATGCCAGGGTGCGGGCGTCGACGTGAAACCTTGCTGGATCGACACATCGATGTCGATCCAGCCCGGCTCGGCAAGCGTCACCACGGCCCGCAGCACCTCCATCAAAGGGAGGGGGTCGCCGGACGTGCTGCTAAAGGTGCCCTGCACTGGACCGGTCGCTTTCGCCCGCGCGGGCACGACTGCGGTGTTGACCCAAAGCCTTTCGACCGCTGCCGCCTTCAGGCGCCATACGCCGCCTTCGTAGGTCAGGGCGTTGATCGGATTGCCGCCATTCTCGTCCACGAACAGGAAACGGCTGGCGACGAAGCTCAGCTGGTCGAACCCGCCGCCCGCGATGCCCTCGATCCCGACGATGCTGCCATCCGCGCGCGCCGAGAACAGGAACTTGCTCGTCTTCGCGCTGCTGTCGACTTCCTTCAGGAACGCAACGAACTGCTTCACCCCGTCCACGTCCGAACCGAGCGCCTCGACCTCTACCCGGATCGGCCGACCATCATCTGCGTAGACGATCCGGTCCGTCTCGCCGCGCCACACGCCGGAGCGCATCTGCTCGGCTGCGATCATGGCGATCGCCGCGTTCAGGTCGGAAACGACCTCCACACCAGATTTGCCCGTCCAGTCGTGCCACGCGTCCGGCAGGTGGTCGCGAGTCACATCGGCATTGTCTTCAGGCTTGCCGGGGCCGACAACGCCATCCTGCCAAGGCACCTGTGTCTGTCCGGCCGTCACCGGTCCGAGGATCAACCGACCGCCGGTGCCGGGGTCTTTCCGGTACGACACCGCAACCTGGTAGACGCCGCCATCCTTCACGTCAGTGATCGTCAGCTGCTCCGCTTTCGGTTCCAGCGTGGTCACCGTTAGCCAGCCGGTGCCGGCATCCTGCTGCCCGGTCGACTCTCGATACTCGACCACGATCCCGGAGATCACGTCACTATCCGCCGCACCGCTCAACAGCAGCACTGGGCGGGTCGCGCCATTCTCGCCCGTGATCATGCCGCCTGCGAGCGACCATGCCGAAGCCCCAGGAACAGGGATCAGCGCGGGTCCGCTCACCCCCGGCGTTGCCGGCGGAGTGCCGGTCTGGCCAAGCGCGAACGGGTGCTTGCCGGCCGTTTCCGAACGGGCCGTCATGGTCACCGTGCCGTCCTGCGGCGACAGCCCGCGCTGAAGCAGCAGCAGGTCCTGATTGACCAGCCCAAGCTCGGGAAGCGTCGCTGTCACAACGTCACCAGGCCGGTAGCCCATCCACCGCAGCTTCAGGGGCAGGGTGACCGGTCCGAACTCGCGCGCGTTCTCGATGTCATAGCGCGCTAGCTGCTGACTTTGCGTCAGGTCCTGGACGAGGCTGTATTCCACCTCCTTTTGGCGCTGTCGGCGGTCAAAGGTGACGTAATCGGCCACCACCACCGGCGAGCCGGCTACTACAGTCCAGTCGTTCGCCTCAGACCGGTAACGCGGAATAATGGCGTTGATCCGGTCACGCCGCGACTGGGTTGCTTGAACGCTCGCCTCACCAACCACATCCCCGACCGTGATCGTCGCCAGAGACACGCGGGGCGTGTTGACCAAGCATCCGATCTGCGCACCCAGACGCAGCGGCTCACCACCACCCGCCTGGAGCATCTGCTTGAACGCATTCCACTTGTCGTCGGTCGAATAGACGACGCCGCCCAGCTTCCAGCCGTTGGCGTCAGCGACGTTTGCACCCTCGACGAATTGCGCCATGATAATGCCGACGACGGGAGCGCCAACGCCCAGCACGACCTTGCCGTTCGCGCGCCGGCCGACCAGCCACGTCAGGGCATGTAAATACGGGTTCTGGGACCATTCCCATGTGCGTTCATCGTTGATGCGGTGCGCGCCACTGCCGCCCGGATATGTGCTGTCACGCCGTGGATCGTACACACACGCCCAGCGGCCGACCCAACCAATATCCGGCGTGGAAGTCAGGGTGTGGTCACCCTTGGTGTCGAACTTCAGCGTGACAACTGTCGCGGCATAGCCAGACAGCTTGCAATCCGCCGACCACCCGGTGGGCGCACCAGGCGCGCGGGTCAGCGCGCTTGCCTCTGGCGTAGCGCCCAGCTGATAGCCTGCCCACATGTACCCGTAGTCGGGGATGTTCACGACCGCGCCCGCCCCGATCGCGCGGGGTTCCTTGTCGACGAACATCTGCTCGATCGCGGCGTGCGGACCACCGCCCGACAGTACGGTCACCAGCGTCTGGTACTGGTTATCCTTACCCCATGCCTTGCGGTAAACGATGTTGCCGGACACGTAGGTGCGGCCCATCGCATAGGGGATGCCGGCCTGCGGATCGGCCTTCCAAGAGGTTTGCGATCCACCCTGGCTGGGCTTGGGTGCCAGCGCCGAGGCACCGAAGCTCAGTCCGGCTGCCGCAACGCCGGCCAAGGTCGCCACGGATGTCAGCGTGGTTGCCGACAGGCCCGCGAAGCTGGCTGCCGTAGCGGCGGTCGTCGCGGTGGCGGCCGTTCCGGCCGTCCCGATCAGGCCGGCGCTGGCTGCCGCCCCAACCCCCGTCGCCGCCAGCGCAACGGCGCCGACCACGACAGCCGCGGTTGCCAAAAACTTCGACATTCAGAGGCGCCAAGCGGATACGAGGTGGACGTGGCGAAGCACCGTGGCCCCTGCCGCATGCTCGTGAAAGCCGATCATCGCCTCATTTCCCAGGAGAACGCCGAGCGCTCCGAACACGTCACCACTGTCGCCCATGACGATGTCGCCGACCCATGCTTCAGCCGGGGCGACCCGCTGCAATCCGATAGCGTCCAGCGCCTCGGCCAAGGTCGCGAACCCAAGTCGCTTCAAGGCTGCGCGCGCCGCAAGAGCGCTGCGGTAGCTGCCCGCCTTGGCCAGTTGGGGCTTGTGCCCCATCTGCCTGAGGTGGAACGCCGCCATGCGCGCGCAATCGTTGCTGCCCCAACGGAACGGACGGTCGCGGAACCGCGCCAGCGTTGCCTGGGCAGCGGCAACCCGCCGCACCATTTCGGGAGAGGCTTGCTTCACCGCTTCACTCCCGAAGGATTATCGCCACCCCAGTAGATCTGCTCGTCTACGCCCGTGACGAAGGACATGCCCCGCTCTCCCGGCCAGACATATCGGTGGAAGGTGTCGGACAGCCGAGCGCCGTCGTCGGAGAAGAAGAAGTCTTCGAACGCGCTCGTGATCTCCAGTTCCAAGAGGCGACTGTTCGGTCCGGCCGTCAACTTCGGCACGTCGAGTGCGCCCAGAAAGATCAGCAGCGGTTCACCAATCACGAGGCCATTGCTTGGCTCGACCGCGCCCAGCCAGATCGACACGGCCGCGCCCTGATGTTCGGGACGAGCGAGGTCGGCCGCAGCCGCATCGCCGGCCGGGACGAGGGTCAGCGAGATGCCGGGCGCTTCGTCGCCAGTGCCATCGGTCAGATCCTCGACCGAGTGCAGAACACCATAGGTGGCATCGCTGCCGGTAAACGTCTTGCCGTCGAACACGATGATGCCGGAGCCGGTCAGCAGCCGAATGGTGTGATTCGGCAGCACGATCTCCACCGCCCCGAAAATGGTCGGCGTAGGACCGGTGAGCGCCTGGTCGAGCGCGGGTGACATGCTGGTCATGCCGCCTCCATGATCGTCAGGGCCGAAGGCGAGGCGCGCGCGATTGCCCATTCCACCGACGCTTCGCTCTCGCCCAGCGTGCCCTCGATATAGGGCTGCGCGAACTCGCAGGTGGCGCCGCTGTTCGGGCTGATACGAAGCATCGGATGAATCGGTAACAGCATGGTGCCCGACGCGGTCGCGGTCACGTCGGCGCTTGCGCAGTGCAGATAGCGACGGCCAGCGAAGATGATCGAGAAGAACTGCCCTTCCCGCACGACATAACCAGCGGTGAAGCCCCGCAGCTGAAGCGAGGATCCCTGCTGGCCAGCCCCGTTTACCACCGGCGTACCCGGATTGCCGATCTCCAGCCCTGGCTGCGGGAACGGGAACAGCGCGCCTTCGCGCTTCGCCCGCCGTACCCGTGCCATTAGGATGCGTGCGTCAGGCTCGGGTTTCAGTCTTGGATAGTTGATGACCAAGGCGAACCGATCCCCGATCCTGTTCAGTCGCTGCGACGGACCGCCCATGGGCGGGGTCAGGTCTGCGCCCCAGTCGATCAGCTTGGGGACGGCCGTCTGGGGCATACGAGGCTGGGGAAGCTCGATCGACATGGCTCAACCTCGCGACAACGACCGGCGCCGGGTTCGCGCCAGATCGCGCTGCGCCATCTGACTGCCACCAGCAGCCCCGCGCACGGCAGCACCGTTCGCCATGGCGTTCATCTGGTCCAGCAGGTCCTGCGTCACCACTGCGCCGCGCAGATCGAAGTGGAGGGCGCCGCCACCGGCCCCGTTCTCATTGGCCGTCATCATCCGCCGCGTTTCGGCGGCGGGGTAGATGCGGGTGCCGTTCGGGAGGTCAGCGATCTCCGGGCCGTTCTCGTTCACCCAGGTCAGCCCGCCGGACCAGCTTTCCGTGCCCGACGCGTTCTTTCCCGTCTTCTTCCCGAACAGGCTGCCGATGTTGCTGATCGCACTCGACAAAGTCGGCAGATCCTTGTTGCCGTTGATCATGTTCTTCAGCGGGTTGATGAGGGCGAGTTTCAGGAACTCGCTTTTGATATCTTTCAACACCGCCTTGCCGGCGTCGCCCCAATTGTCCCAATTGCTCGGGTTCAGCACGTCGTCTACCAGACCGGTGCCGAACTCGCGCACCTCGTCGATCGCGGCTGCGGTGATCTTCAGCTTGGCGTTGACCTGATCCTGGGCGTCGATAGCGGCAAGCCGGGCCTGCACGTCGGCCGCATCCATATCCCCGAACCGACGGCGGATATCCTGCTGAACGCGCAGCTTGGCAATTTCGAGGTCGCGCACGTCGCTGCTAGCGCCGACCAGCTGCAACTCACGGGCGGACAGTTCCAAGGCGTCCTGTTCGTCGCGCTTAGCGTCGCGCAGGTAGCGGGCACGATCAGCCGCAAAGCCCTGCCGTGCCTCGTCCATGCGGCTGTTGATGAACTTGCGATGATCCGCCGGAGAGGCAAGATTGTCGGGATCGATCTTGCGCAGTTCGGCCGCTGCTGAACGCTGGGCAGCGCTCACCGCCGCGTCGACCGGGCTGGCGTCCAGGTCGCCCATCGCGGCCTTCAGATCCTCCACGCGTTCGATGCTGGCGCTGATCGACTTGTCCAGCCCCGTCTGCGCTTCGACCTTATGCGCGTCGGTCAATTCCTGACGATACTGCGCGATGACGCGGTTCAGCACCTCCAGGGCCGATCCTTGCGCCAGCGTCTGCAACTTGATGAGCGGGCGGAGCGCCGCTTCGTCCGACAACGCATTGGCCATCCCCTCGGTGGACAACGTGCCGTCCTGCACCTGCTTCAGCACGTCGGCACGGGCGCCCGTCTCTTCGTGCAGGCTCGCGACGGACTTCGCCCCGTTGGCGATGGCTTCCGCCGTCTGGAGGTTCATCTGACGCCGCGCCTGCGCTTCGACATCAATTCCCTTGCGGGTGGCATCGGTCGACGCCTTGCGCAGCGCCTCGGCCGACACGCCCGCCGCACTGCTCTTCAGATAGGCGCCGGCCACGTCCAGCGCCGCACGCGCGCTGACCTCCATGGACTGGGCCTCCCGGGCGAGCGCCTGGGCATGACTGGCCCCGCTGCGCGCCGCCTGGCTTCGCGCGCGATCGCCGGCCGCGACCGCACGCGTATCGGCATCGGCTGCGCTGATGACCGTGCCGGCCAGTTCCAGCCGCTGGCGCTGCGCGGAAAGCGCCGCCTTTTCGGCCGGGGTCTTGGCTGCCGCCAGCTTGGCGTCCAGCGCCGCCAGCTGGTTGGACTTCTCCTGTCGTGGGATGAAGGTGTCGATCGCGTGGGTGTAGGCGCTAAGCGTCTCGGTCAGCTGCCGGCGCTGATCAGGCGGCATGTCGGTTGCCAGTGCCGCACGCAACTTGCCGGCAGCGCTGCGATAGGACCCCAGCTGATCGGCGCCGCTGAAGCGATCGACTATGGCCTGTCCTGCGGCTCGGTCGCTGTTCGCGGCATTGCGAGCGGACCGGTTTGCCTCCTGCCGCATCTGCCCACGCAGGTCGGCAATCTGGCGATCGATGTCGGCCTGGAACGCAGCCGTCGTCGTGCCGGTCAGCATCTGCCCAACACTCGGCCCAAGCGCGCGGCGGGACTGAAGGCTGGCGATCTGATCCTGTATCGATCCGCCCGTTGCCGCACGGTCGATCGCCTTGCCCAGCCACTCCCATGCACCGGCAGCGGACAGCTTCACATTGTCCCAGCCGCGTGCCAGCGCGTTTGCCTGGTCGGCTGCACCGCGCGTGCCATCGGCCACGGCATCAATCAGCGCCTTCTGCGCCTCTTCCAGCCGGTTTTCCTCAATCAGCTTGCCGATATAGTCGGCGGTCGCGGTGCTGATCCAGCCGTACCGCTCGGCCAGCATCTGCGCACCGGCAATCGGATCGGCCAGTGCGCCGTCCAGCTGCTTGGCAGCGCCCGCCGCATCCTGTCCCGTCGCAGCCGCGAAATCCTTCGTCGCCACGATCAGATCGGACAGCACCGCCTTGGTCGCATTGCCCGACTGGACGTAGGCTTGCTCGATCTCGCGCGCCGCACCGACCGTCATGTCGCCGGCACGCGCCGCCTGCTCGGCCACCTCCTGCAACTGCTGACCATCAAGGCCCAGCGCCGCGCCCGACCCCATGCTGAGCGATTGCAGCTTGGCGATAGACCCGCTGTAGTCCAGCCACGCTTTTGCCCCGAGCGCGACGGCAAGCGTCGTGGCGCCGATTGCGACGGTGGTGGGGGTCAACAGCGACCGCACCTTGGCGAGGCCCCCGGCGACGCCGCCATCGTCCATCTCCAGCACAGTCGCGACATCGCCGGCCTGCTGCATGAAAGCCCGCATCGGGCTGGCGCCGGCCAGCACGCTGTCCATGAAGTTGCGCGCGGCGCCGGCCCCCACGACCATCTGCATGCGGTTGAGGCCAAGGGCGCTGGTGTGCCCCTCCAGCGCGCGCCGCGCCTCGTTCAGCCGCTGCCCGGATTGCTTGACCGCCTCGCCATGCTCCGCCTCATTGATGAGACCGCGTGACAGGAGGTTGTTGTGGCTCGCAAGCTCGTCATCATAGCGCTTCTGCGCTGCCCAGAGTGGGTCCAGCTGCGCGCGCAAGCGCGTGGCGGCCGCCTCGGCTTCAGCTTCGGCCTTGGCGGTGCCGTCCAGCCCGCGCCGGTTCTCATCCAGGCGCTGGGTAAACAGCCGCATAGCGGACGCATGTTCCTCCGTGCTGATCGCGCCCGCCTTGTGCAAGGCATCGGCAGAGGCAACATCGGCGCTGTACCGCGCCTGGGCGATCGACAGGGGATCGAGCGCGGCACGCAGCTTGACCACCGCGGCAGTGCGATCCTCGTCCGCGCGCGTCGCCAGACGCTCGGCCTCGGCTGCCGCCTCGAACACCGCAGCAGACTCGCGCGCCGCACCGGTCGAACGGTCGAGGTTTACGGTCGCGAACTGTCCACCATTGCCGCGCTGCGACAGCGCTTCATCCAACGCGGACTGCTGGCCGACGCCGGCTGCTGCCAGCTTGGCCGCGTTCGCCTGCTTGCGGAACGACGCCAGTTGCCGTTCGGTGAACTGGTCCGCCGCACGAGCCGAGCGTTCGGCCGCGTCCTCGGCCGCGTCAGCGACGCCCGCCATCGACGCCTGACCAGCCGCCTTCACCTCGGCGAAGTCGTTCTTCACCTCCGCCTTGCCATCGGTGCGAAGCTGGAACCCGACACTACGCATCGGCATGGTCGTCCTCCTCTTCTTCATCGCCGGCTTCGGCAGGGTTGATGATCGCCGCCTCGATGCGCGGCAGGATCTCGGTCAGCATGGCGGTGTCGGCGCACACCGACTGCGCCATCATCATCACGGCGGTCACATCCAGTCCAATTGCACGGGTGGTGAAGCCGTCAGGCGTCGGGATCGTCGCCAGCCGCAGCTGCGATCCGATCCCGGCGATCAGTTGCCAGAGACGCTCGCCCTCGTTCGTCCAGGCTTCGTGGATTTCGTACGCGCAGGCCGGCTCGCCTGTGTCTTCGTCCCGGCAGCGCCCTTCCTTCCCCGCTTGGCAGGTGAGGTGGCAGTACCTTGTCCCGGCGTCGCCCCCGCTGAAGTGCCATTCAGCGAGGGCGCAAAGCCGTTTTTTTCCGCGTCCCGCTCCGACCAGGGCAGGACGTATTCCCGATCCGCGGCCTCCACGAGACGGGGTTCCGTGAGGAAGGCCGAGATGCTGCCCGGCTCGACCCCGGTCACCTTGCCCTCGGCGTCGGTCAGATCGCGATCGTGGGTAGGCTCGATCGGCGCAAGGTCCGCACCGACGATGCCGGTCCATGCGAGAATGTTGTGCCGAATGATCTCGGCTGTGAAGGCGTCGCCCGCACGCTCGGCGACGTTCGGCTGCCCATCCCGCAGGATGGTTGCCACGGCCCGCCGTGCCGCGCGAAGCGACAGCGGCGACGGCTGCGCATTGAACGTCACGGTTACTGCCGGCCGGTCGCCAGCGGCATCGACCAGCGTCTTCGTGACCGGGACCGGGCTGCCGAGCGCATAGCTCACTGATCGGTGACCTCCGCCTCACCTTCCACTGGCTCGACGACGGGAGGCTCGATCCACTCCATGCGGATCTTGCGCTCTTCCTCGACGATCTTGAACGCGTCCTTTTCGCGAACGAGGTTGCCGTCCTGCACGTCGTAGCGCCGGACGGTTCCGGCCCCGGCATCGGCTTCGATCACCTGCGGGATCGTCTCGCCGGTGGAGGCGTCGACGACCCGGATATTGCGCGCGATGTCGTCGGGCAGGCCGCCCGAAATGACGTAGCTGGGCGGGGCGGGCAGTGCCGGGGCAGCGGTTTTCGCCATGATCTGGTCCTTTCCGGGTTCAGGCGTAGGAGGCGACGTCGTTGGTCAGCACGACCGTCAGCTGCGGCCCGCTTGCGCCGGACGCCTGCCAGTTGAAGGTCGACTGGATGCCCTTGGGGCCGCTGATCGGCCGCTTCGGCTTGGGCAGGAACACGCGCGGCAGCGAGAAGATCAGGCTGCCGCCATCCTGCTCCCAACCGAAGCTGAGCGCGGCCGGCAGCTTACCGCGCGCCTTGCTGAACAGCGTGCCGCGCGGGCCACGCGCCGTCAGCGAGCCGCTCGACATCGCCTTGCCGGGATCGACGCCCGCGATGCGACCATCGGCGCGGATGACCTCCACCTTGTCCAGCTGGTTGGAATAGGAGAAGTCGGCCGACACGATGTCGGCCGCGACGCCCCCCTCGACCTTCACCTGGCCGACCGCCTGGGCGAAACGCGGACCGCGCAGCGAAGCCGGCGTGCCCGCGATCGTCGCGACGACCGGGTCCGTCTCGCCCTGCGCGATCAGCGACAGCGTGGCGTTGAGCATGCCCGACCGGGACAGCGACACCTTCAGCGAGTTCACCACCGCACCGTAATGCGTGCTGAAGCTCGGCTCGTCGGGCGTGCCGATCTCGATCGACGTGGATGGGATCGACGCCGCACCGGAGGTGAAGGTGTGGGCGAACTTGCCACCCGCGACGCCTGCCGTGTTCGGCGTGCCGAAGGTCTGGCGGAGCCAGAATCCGATCCCGCGCAGGTCGACGGGCACGACCAGGTCGCCGTCATTATTGATGACGTCGTAGGTCGGATCGAGGCCCTCGCGCCCGAAACCCAACTGATCGTCCTCGATCAGCGCCTGTTCCTCGCCCAGCCCATGGCTGACGAAGGGAAGGCGAAAGAAGTTCGACGCCGGGGTGGCGCCGTAAGTGGTTTCGGCCGCGGCCGACATGACCGCGTTGATGCCCAAAGGTCGGCCCATGGGTGTCTCCTCTTAGCTGCGAAGGATCAGCCCAGCGGGCTGGTGGTCGAGTAGGTCGCGATAATCGTGAAGTCGGCCCAGCCGATCGTGGCGGACCCTTGCTTCTCGGTTTCGCCGAAAGCGGGCGGCTCGGCGTCAAGGTAGCTGCACAGCCCACCGAGCGTCCGGTCGGCCGCGATGGCCATGCCGATCGCCATCAGCTTGGCATCCAGCACCACCTCGACCCGTTCCGCCGTGTTGACGGTGACGGCCATGTTGACTGGAAAGCCATGCTCCCACCACCAGGTCGGCGGGGACAGATCGACATCGGCTTCGCCCGGATCGCCGGGCTGGACCTGAACCTGGCCACCATCGCCCAAGCGCGTCGGCTTGCCGTCGTCCGGCTCCAGCCCGTCGACTGCCATGTCGGGCACGGCGGATGCGACCAGACGCCGGATGGCGTCCAGCACCTGCTGGCGCTTCGACATCGCGTTACCTCCAGCGAGCGGATAGATTGGCGTCGAACCGGGCCTCCGCCAGAGCGGCGGGGGCTGACAGGTCGACGCTTTTCGGCTTTTTTACCTGGCGGACCAGCGTGAACATGATGACGTTCTGCAACGGGCGCGGGTTGCGGGTCTTGCCGGCGCGCTCGCGGTCTGTCGCCTGCCGCCAGCGACCGGTAGCCTTGCGGACCACCAATCCTTTCATGACCAGATACGCGACGCCAGCCCGGCGGACACTGGGAGTGCGAAACCCCTTGTCCGCCGGGTCAATGAACACCAGCCGGCGCCCGAACCGTTGTTCGACCTCGTCCGGCGTCATGGCATTGCCCTGCCGCTTGCGGGGCACATCGTCGGTCGGCACTGCCAACCACCGCTTGCCGGCGCGCGGAACGATGCTGGCGCCGCTAGCGTAACTTTCGATGATCGCGGCAGCACCGCGCCCATCCCTGGACGGCTGAGCGTAGATCCAACCCGTCGGCTCCAGGCTGTGACGGCCGTTCCGATTGGGGTAGGTCACACCGCGCACGGCGTTGGCCAGCTTGTCGCCGAGGCCGGCCGCGCGGACCTGCGCGCGAAAGGCATCCTTAACCTCGTCGGCCGTGTCGCGCATGGCCTCCGTCAGGAAGCCGGCGACCTCGTCCTCCAAACCGCTGCCGATCCTGTCCCAGTCCGGCCTGGTCAGACGAGGTCGGAGCATCAGGCGGCTTGGGTCAGTTCCACCGTCCAGATGCGCTTCGCATCCAGCATCGGTTCGCCCATGATGGTGTAGGTCCCTGCGAAGTCGCCGGCCGCAACCGCCAGGGACTGACCGCGCCGGGGCGCAGACACTTCCCAGCTACGCAGCCGACCGATAAGCCCGCTCGCCACCACGCGAAGGCCGGAAATCGCCTCGTCCGCGTCCGATCCCTTGAACCGGATGCGAACCGGCTGTTCGGCATCGCCGAACAGGGCATCCTCGCCGAACGCCGCGAAGGCGGCATCGATCACCGCGCGGCGACGTTCGGAGAAGTTGCCCATGGCCGGATCAGGAGATCTGGCCGGTGAGGCGGACCCGGTAGCTGGTGTCGGCGGTCGCCGCATCGCGACGCGCGGTCCCGATCAGCACGTTTCCGGCCGACGACTTGGTCACGCGCCGGTTGGCGTCGTCCCAATACAGCTTCGTGCCTTGCGTCACGTCGGTGTTGGCACCGGTCGCCTTGGGCAGGTCGACCACGCCAATCTGAAGCCCTTCGACCTCACCGCCCTGCGCGGCGGGACCGGTCGCGACGGCAAAGTCGCTGCCGACGATGAAGCCGTCGCCGGAGGCGAGGGCGCGGGGGGCAACAAAGGTATTGACGTTGCCCGGATGGATGAAACCACGCATGTGCATGCTCCTCTTCGCCGGCATGGGCCGACGCGTTCGATGTTCTCGGGGGCGGGGGCGGCGCAGGACCGCCCCCAACCGGCTCACTTGCCGGCGTCGGTGACGGTCGGGCGCCAGTCAATCGCGCCGACGCCATAGTCGAACATGACGCGCCACTCGGTGCCGTCCGTCCGCCAGCCATCGCGGGTCTCGACCTTGGGCTCCTGATTGCCGTTCAGGAACACCACCTTCAGCGCGGGCGCGATCGTCGGGTCGGCGAAGCCGTACCGGCGGGTGCCCTTCAGACGCTTGCCGCCAACGATCTTGTCGAACGTGCCCTTGACCCGGTTCGGGATGAGCAGCTTGCCGGTGGGGTCGAGCGCCTGATCCACGGTGTTCAGCGCGGTCACGATGCCCTTGAAGGCATATGGCACCAACTCGACCGCCAGCTTCAGGTCGAGAACCTCGTTGCCCGACAGGTCGGTCTGCTGGGCAAACAGCACGTCCATGGCTTCGACCTGGTCGATCGACGGCGCGCCGCCCACGTCGACGATGTTCGCGTGGTCAGGGTGGAACAGCGTCTTGCCGTCGCCCATCACGGGACCGAGGCCGTTGTTCAGCGCCAGCAGCTTGTACACGTCGAGTTCGATCGAGAGCTTGCCGGCACGGCCGAGTGCAACCGCCAGATCGTTGAACGCGCCCAGATCGTCGTTGACGATCGCCTGTCGGGTCAGGGCGATGATGTTGGCGCGGGTCGATGCCTGGATGGTGGCCTTCGCGCCATCGGGGATCGGCTTGTTCTTGACCTCGCCATTCTCGTTCAGCCGGTCGAGCGCGCCGAAGGTGCCCAGCAGCAGCTGCGCCGTCGGCTTGAAGTCGCTGACCGAACCGACACCGCAGAACTCGCGCCACGTGTCGGGCGTGGTCGCATAAGCCGCCTGAAGGACGCGGTTGACGACGTTCTCCAGGATGTTCGGGAAGTCGCCCGTGCCCTGATACGGCCCCATGCGGATCGCCAGCGCCTGACCGACGACGAAGTCGCGATCGTAGCTGTCGACCCGCTGACCGGCCCGCTCCAGCGACATGCGCGCCAGTTCGGCGTTGCGGATGCCGCGATACTGACCGGGATCGAGGTCCGGCGCCTGCTGGCCGCGCGCTCGCGCGCCGTCGGTGATCAGCTGGCCCAGTCCTGCGCGCTGGATGATCGAGTTTTCCGCGCCCCGGCGAAATCGGTCGCGCTCGTCGTCGGTCACCTCGATCGCGCGGCCGCCCGTGGTGATGTTGCCGGTCTGACCGCGCTGTGCATCGGCTGCGGCGGTCAGCAGCGCGGCGCGGGCGCCCTCGATGCTCATCCGGCCGGCTTCGTTTTCGGCGATCAGCTCCTGCGCACGGGTCACGACGGCGTCCCCGAAGCTGCGGGCCTGCTCGACCAGCGCAAGCGCGGACGAGGCGGTGAACCGGACCATGCCGTTCGACGCGGGATCCGCCGCTCGCGTGCCTTCGACGACCGGAGCCGGGGCGGGTGCCGGTGCAGGCGCGGGAGCCGCAACGGGAGCCGCGGCCGGGGCCGGAGCGGGAGCCGGGGCCGGAGCGGGCGTCGGGGCCGGTGCGCCGGTGGGCGCGGGCTGCTGCGGCGCCGGGCCGCGCGTTCCGATCACCTCGGGAAAGCTGCGCGCGCCTGTGGCGACGGCAACGGCGGGAGCGAGGCCGGCCGCAATCGGCAGGCCGGACGATGGCAACGTCATACGGGTTTCCTCTTGAAGAGCAGGGGACGAAACAGGCTGCGCCGATCGGACCCCCGCATTGGGATCGGCAGCAATCGAGACCAGCGACACTTCGGTCAGAGTCCAGCTGGTGACACGGTAGATCGGGATCTCTTCGTGCATCCCGGCCAAAAGCATCTGGTTGCGACGGTAGCCGACGCTCACCTTGGGCGGCGTGCCGCCGGCGAACTCGGCTTCCGCCGCGCGCGCCTCGGCCGACTGGCCGAACGCGCAGACGGTGACCACGTCGGCCGCGTCACCGAAGCGGGCCTGCCGGATCACGCCGAGACGGCTGGCAAGCTCCCAGCGGTCATGCGTGTCGAGCAATGGCGCATTGCCTGCCTCGACCTGGCTGAGGTCGACCGCTGCCGGCGAACAATCCAGCACCTCGTAATAATAGTCGACATCGTACAGGCCGACCATGAAGCCGGGCATCAGGACGGGCGTTTCGGTAGCGGCGGTCAACTCGACGGTGCGGGCGGTCGCGTCGTAGCCGCTGGTGCTGGCAAGACGCGTACCGGACACCGCCGGCTCCATGATCGGCAGGATCAGCGGCGGGGTTCGGACACCCTCGCCGAACGCGCGCAGGTCCAGGCTCCCCACCGCCACCGGCAGGGCACCAGCCAACTTCACCATGTCTGCTACTCCTTGGGTGCCAGGAAGCCGGTGGCCATCTGCAACACGCCCGAATCCGTCACACGGCGCGGATCGGTGTCGAGGGCGAGGCCCAGCTTGTCGATCACGTCGTTCATGGCCTTGATGCCGGCCATATGCTCTTCGGTGTTGGCGCCCCGCTCGGCGAGGCTGGTGCCGAGCAGCTTCAGGCCCGCACGGATCTCCATGATCTCGCCCATCAGATCCTTGACGGGATCGACCAATCGGCGAACCGGAAGGGCGAAGGTCATGCCGACCTGAAGGAACCGGGGATCGCCCGTTTCCAAAACCAGCCGCTGCATGCGCCGTTGCACCGCCGGCTTGACCAGCAGCGGAATGACCTCGTTCTGCTGCCAGTCGTCGACCAGCGCATAGGAGCCGTTCATGGCCGCACGCAGGCCCGAATAGTTGGCTTGGCTCACGTCACCCGTCATCAGGTGATACGGGATCATGTTCGCCGACACCGCGGCGATCTGCTGACGGATGAACTCCACCGTGCTCGACGAAGGGGTGGGGTTCACCACCGTGGCGGTTTCGCCCGCTTTCAGGCGGGCGATCATGCCCGGCCGCAGCGTCTCTTCCAGCGGCTTGCCGCCAGTGTCACCCTGCGGGGCGGCCTGCGCTCCTAGCGGGGAGGTGGCCTGACCTTCACCCGGCTGTACGACCAGCGCGAGACAGGCCTGCACCTTCTCCTGTAACCGCTTGGCGTCCTCGATGTCGCCGACATCGCGCAGCGTCATGGCGACGGCGCCGAGCCACGATACGCCCCGTGTCTGGCGATGCCGCAGCCGCTCGAACAGATGGTCAACCTGATCGACAGAGATGAACGACGAGACGACACTCGCCGAGCCGCGCACCGGGTCGTTCGGATGCTCAGGATAGAGCCAGTAACCGGTGCGGATGCCCACACGGTTGAACTGGACGCCCTGAACCACCCGCCCGCCATCGTTCAGCAGGTAGTTGCGGCTCATGTCCAGCTGCGGGCCTTCCAGGCCGACGACGATCCCGTTCGGGCCGCTATCGTCCGGGTGCCAGACAGTCAGGCTTTCCCCGCCCACGATCATTTCGCGGACCGACAGCTTGCCGTGGCCGTACCAGTCGCCCAGGCCGTCCACCCGGCCATGCGACCAGCGATCCCACTCCGCCTGCGCGCGCTCCCGCACGCGCTTGACCGGGTGGGTCAGCTGGACGCCGATGCCGTCGCCCCAGATCGTGGCGACCAGCTGGCGCACCGCCGCAGCGGCGTATTTGTTGTTGCGTACGAGATCGTGACCGGCCCAGCCAAGCATGTGCCGGGCGGACGCATTCTCGCCGTCGGCGGAACTGGCGGCGCGGTTCCACCCGTTTGTCCGCCGGTCACGCGCAGCCGCGTCATATTGCCGAATGCCATCGCGCGCCGACACGGCCGCGTCCAGCCGCGCCCGCGCTGATACCCGCCGTGCCGCCCATTCCGGCGCGATCGGCGCGATGGCGCCGTCGATCCAGTCCGAGAAGGCCATCAGCGTGGATCGAACACGGCGACGGTCGACGCGGGGCGGCTGATCGTCGGGGTGCCGCTTGCCTGCTGGTTGCGGAAATACGCCAGCGCGGCGAGCAGGTCCGACATGCTCCGGTAGGTCTGACGATCGCCTTCCGACTCGATCGTCAGCAGGCCGGAGGCGGCAGCCGCCTCAAGCGCCGCGATCTTGTCCGAATGGTCGATCGTCATAGGTAGCTGTCTCCGACATCGAAATAGGTGTCAGCCTGGGGCGCCGGGTCGGGCGCGACGGGCACGGGTGCCGGAGTGACCGGCGATATGGTCAGGGCGGGCGCGAGCAGATCGCCCTGCCGCGCGTCACGCGGGGCGTACCGGTCGACGCGGAGCGCCGCCCAATCCATCTCCGTCAACGTGTCCAGCATCAGCTTTTCGGCTGCCGCTTCATTATAGACGCGGCAGTCGAGGTAGTGGTTCTGCCGGCCGGGCATCATGATCCACCGCCGGTCCGGAAACCCGTGGATCATGCGAACTTCGATCGTCTCGGCCGTCGCCTGCTCGAACCAGTCGTTCGGCGTGTCCCGCGACAGGTGGACGCGCCCGACCGGGACCACCTCCGGAGTGGCGCTCTCGATCGCCGCGGCTACCGCCTTCATGGTTTCGCGCAGGAAGCCGTACCAACTCAGCTTCGCGTTGTTGACGCCGACGATGTACGCCTTGTCGTCTTGTCCTGCCCTTGCCCGACCCGCACGTCGGCCCTGCTGCTCGTAGGCGATAGCTTCGCCGCGACCGAGCAGCGGAAGCGCCCAGCCAGCCCGCCCGTACACCGCCAGACGGCGCGGCCGGCGCGCGCAATACGCATGGGCGGCCGGGGTATGGTAGCCAGCGTCAACGCATTCCCAGTCGATCGGCAGCACCTTGCCACCGGGGAACGCGGTCCCGCGCTGGCTGTACTCGTCGAGGGCCTTCCACGCCCCTTCGCCGGGGACATCCGTCGCGCCGGGGATGAAGCGGGCATCCAGCTGCCAGCTTTCCTTGCGGGGACCCCAACCGACCTTCTCGACGTAGATCCCGTCGCCCTGCACGTCGCAGCCAAGCGTCACGACCAGCGGGCCGATCGGCATGCGGCCGACGCCCCAATCCTGTTCGCGCAGCGTCATCAGCTGCTCGTAATCCGGCGTGTTGCTGGCGACCTCGAACACAATGCCGCGCTTAAGGTTCGTCCAGGTCTTCAACTTGGCGACATCGCCCTGCGCATCGCGGAAGCCGACTGCCATCTCGCCCCATGACTGGAACGTCGAGATCTCGCCCAACAGCGCAAAGCCGCGCTTCCGACTGGCTGGCATCTTGGCCCGGAACGCCTGGAACGTCTCCTCGTCCAGCACGCGTGAGACCGGCTGCCCATCGATCTGGTCCGACAACCAGCCGTCGGCCAGCTTCATCTCACCCTTGCGCCAATGCTCTACCGGCACACCGCAGCAGGGTGGCACGAGATAGGCATTCTCGTGATCGTCGTCGGCCCACTGGATGTCGCTCCAGTCGGGCACGAACCGGCTGCCGCACTCAGGACACTTGAAGTGATAGCGACGGCGATCCGACTTCTGGTACGCCGCCTCGATCTTGCTCGACCCCTTGATCGTCGGGGTCGAGATCTTGAGCCGCTTCGACAAGCCGCGTGAGCGCCAGACCTTCAGGCGCTCGTCCACCATGCCTTCCGGCGAACCCTGCCCGTCCAGATCGGAGGGGAACTGGTCCAGATCGTCTTCGATCGCATAGCGCACAGTGCGCTGCCGCAGATCGGCCGCGGAGTTGGCACCCGTCAGCAGGATGTACCCGCTCGACCGGCTGAACAGCACCTTCTGCGTCGTCGAGCCGTCGCCGTTCGCCAGACCCTGCGCGCGGATCGTGCCACGCCGGTCGGGGTTCAGCTTGGGCGATGCGCCGACCATGGGCCAGAACTTCTCCGCCGCCCATGCCGTCGCGGCCTTGAAGGTCGCCTGGATGAACAGGACCGGGCCCGGCGCCAGGTCGGATATGAAGCCGAGCCAGTTTTCCGCCGAAGCCGAGCCGCCCGACTGGGCGCATTTGATCAGCGACACCTCTTCGCACGGATCATGCGGGGAGAGTGCGTCCATGATCTCGACCAGTTCGGGCGCGGTCTCATGGTTCCAGTCACCGGGGATGGGGGCATCCTCCGGAAACTTCCGGTTGATCGCCGCCCATTCCGAGACGGTGAGCCGGGGCGGAGGCCTGAGACCGTCCGCCAGCGCCTTGTCTAGCCGCTTCGCATTACGTGTCAGCACGCCACCCGCGACGCTGCCGAACCGGTCATACTCGAACCGCATCAGGCAGCCTCCGCAATCACCTCCTCATCTTCGCTCACATCCGCCGCCCCGTTCAGGATCGCCGCTGCCAGGGCGTGGAACGCCTTGTCGGTCGCCTCGTCCAGCAATGCCATGATCGCGCGGGGTTCGCGCTCGGCCGCAAGCCGTTCCGCTCTGGCGCGCAGTTCCGACTGAACCCGCTCCCGCGCCATCCGGCCCAGCTGGCCGAGGCGGCGTTCCGCATCCATAGCCGGGACCAGTTCGCGGGCGAGCTCCGCGTTCTTCATCCGTTTGCCGACCAGGTCTTCCTCGGCGACGTCGGCACGGACCCGTGCAAGGTTGCGCTGCTGGAGCGCCGATCCTTCGTCCGCCTCGCCGTCGATCGGCAGTTCCGGCACGGAGCCATCCTGCATGCCGGCGGTCGGCCGGCCCCGCGTGGGATCAAGGCGGGCGTTGAGCTTCGCCTCGGTCCGCGTCACGTCAACGAGCAGGGCGCCGGTGCCATCATCGGCGAATACGAGCAGGCCAGCTTTTTTCCAGTTGCTGACCGCCGACTTACCTACGCCGCGATGCTTGGCGAAGGCGGTCTGTGTCAGCAGCGTGGCCACATGCTCCTCGCGTTCACGCCCAATGAACAGTTCAGTTCACCGGGTTCAAAATCCTAAACCGCCTCTGAACCCCAAATCCCCGCACTCAGCCCCACCGCATCGGGCGGCGCCCCCCGGAAAGGACCCGAAGGGGGTGGGGGAGCCTCAAACGGCGACGGGCGGCGAGACCGAAGTCGCGCCGCCCGTCGAGGCTTAGGGGTTGCACCGTGGCGTACCCGAAGGCCCGTCCAAGTGTGGCAAGCTATAGCCTGTTTTCAGGCGATAGGCGGACATGGAAAATGTTCGCCGCTGCACTTTCAGGCCATTGACACGTCAGTTGGCAGGATTTCTGCGACTGTTCGCGGCAGCGATGGCCGTGATCGCACGGCTGTACCGCTTACGCAGCCCCTCTGCGCCATGGCTCAGCCCCATCCGGGCGAGCAGCCCCACCCAGGAGACCTCGCGCTTGCCCCTCGCCAGTTCGGCGACGGCGAGCCCGATGAGCTTGCGATCGGCAGGGTCGATGGCGTCCAGCCAACCAAAGGCCTCCTCCATCTCGGCGATGTCGGCACGGGTCTGCGATGCCAGCCGCAGAACCGCATCGATCCGCTGCTCGCCGGCATCCTTTCCGCCATCGTAATCGCTGGCCCGAGCCTCTGCCGCGACTTCCGGCCACGCCGACCGCAGCTGCTGCCAGCCCCGCTCGCGATCTGGACAGCGCCAGCACGTCAGCAGCGCTTCCACCAGGCGGTCCTCCACATCGGTGAAGGTCATAGCGAAGGACGCCGCTCCCTCTTTCCCAATCATCAATCTGGTCTCTCTTCTAAGAACGGACAGTCGGATAGTTGATGCATTGTCGCGCATGGGCGCACACAGGCATGGAAAGGTCTTGCGAAAGCTGTCCGTACTGTCCGGACTGTCCGTTAGCCGCGCGTTTCTGCGGGTTTCGAGGACGGACGGTTAACGGACAGACGGACAGTCCGATGTGCGCCCGCTGACTACATACCATTGCATTTTCGTCGCCTTCCGCCGCTCGCCGGACGCCGCGCCCCAAAAGCACGGACAGTCCGCCCAAACTGTCCGTCCACTGTCCGTCCGACACAGCAAGAGTGCGGAACCTGGGATGCGTGCCCGATCACAGCGTCATGCCATCATCGAAGTCCGCCCAGTCAGCCCCGCCGCTCGCTTCCTGCTCCGCCACAGGCGGGTTCGTGAAGCCGCTGCGCAGCCTTGCACCCCGACGTCGCTTCAGGCCGCGCCTATCCTTGGGCCCGAGCATGATTTGCCTGTCGCCCAGCGCGCGACCGAAGGCGGTGCTGTTCAGCAGGTCGCGGTCGCCGACGCCCTCCGCTTCGCACCATTCCTTGTAATCAGCGTAGAGCTCGCTCGATAAGGTCAGGGCAACCGGATCGGACGTGTCGACACGCGCCGCCATCCATTCGCCAAAAGGGTTTGCCGAACGGCGGTACTCCTCGACGGCTTCCGAGACAGCGGTAGGCTGCACCAGGCGCCCGGCCTCCAGCCACTGGCGCAGGCCCTCAAGCATCCAGTTGAGGATGCCGGGCCCCTCGGCCATCAATCGCGCTTCCGCGCCCTTGTCGATCGCCGTTCCTTTAAACTGATGCGGGAAGAGGATGATCACGATGCGTCGCCATATGCCATCGTCATCACCGGAAATGCGCGGACGGCTGTTGCACTCCATGAACAGCTTGCCTCGCGCCTTGAACTCGAAGGGATCGCCATAGTTGGCGCGCGCCTGGATCGGAGAACCACCTGTGAATTGCTTGATCCGCTGCTCGTCGATGGCTGAGCCCCGCTTCGGCTCCTGCGTACAGACCAGCCTCGTGTCTCCCGCGAGACGCACCAGGTCGGGCGTCGCGTCCGCGCCGGATCGCTGGCCGGCTGCCATGAAGGTCTGCACGTCGGCCGCGACGCCGTAGCCGCCCATCAGCTCGCGAAGCACGTTCATCGTCGTCGACTTGCCGTCACCGCCCTTGCCCTGGAGCATGAACATGCACTGTTCGACGGTGAGGCCAGACAGTGCGTAGCCGATCACCTGCTGGAAGTAGGCGCGCACCGCAGGGTCGGGAAGCACGGTAGCGAGGTGCTGATCCCATGCCGGTGCGGTCGCCCTGGGATCCCAGTCGCACGTCATGGCGCGCGTCAGATGATCGGCCGGATCGTGCGGCGCCTCTGTCAATCGCCAACGCTTCCCCGCCTCAGCCGCCGGGTCTTTGACGAACCGCAGCGTCCGGTTCGCTGCGTTGACGACCAGCAGGTTGGTGTCGAACTCCTCCATGCGCCTGTTCAGGTCATCGAGCGTCGCCGCCTGAGCCAGCATCGCCGTGGCCTTGCTCGCATTGCCGGTCTGCACCGCATGTTTGTGGAGGTTGATCACCCGATCCTGACGACGCTCCGTCGTGCACCACTCCCCGAAGCGCTTCTTCAGTTCGTCATCCGCGATCTCCGCCAGAGCGGCGATCTCGTCACGAATGCCCCGCGCGACCTCATGCGTCTTCAGCATGGCAAGGCGCTGGCCATCCTCGGCCGACCACCGCCGCCCATCATAGGCGACCCAGCCCCATTCGCGAACATGCACCAGCTTGCCACCGGCATGTGCGACCAGCCGCTCCGCATTGCCGAGATCGGACAGTTCGCGCCAGCACAGGGCCAGCGGGTCGACCGTCACCATCATCACCGCACGTTGAACCACGTCCCCCACGCTATTTCCTCACTGAAGCAGGATGACACGGCTCGCGGCGACCGACGCGAGTGTCTCCTGATAGGCTTTTTCCTTGGCGGTCAGCTTGCGTGCCTTCACGGGTGGCGGGATCGACGGCGCGGGTAGCTCCAGCGCGAAATCGGGATCCTCGATGCCGAGGGCGTGCCGATAGACGGTGTAGATGGCCTCGGCGGTGAACCGCTTGTCCCGGTCCATTTCACGATCCTTCACGACGCGACGGATCGCGGGCGGATCGAACCCTATGTCCTTTGCGAATTTGAGGACCTCGTTGATCTCTGCCGTGATCGCATCGCGCTCGCCGACCAGGTGCTCGACCCGTTCCACGATCGCCCGCAGATGATCGCTCTTTCCCTTCGGCCGACGAAAAGCCTCCGTCTCGCCGGACGCTTCCGCAGCCGCACGAACGGCGCGCCGCGCGCCTTCCAGCCCGAGAAGCTGGACGAGGTCGACGGCGACCTGCACCAGTGGCGGTGCCTCCGCCATGGGCGTGTCAGGTTCGCTCTCCGGCTTCTCAGGGCTCGACACAGCTGCAAATTCGAGCGGAACGGCGGTTGGCGCGGACGCATCGTCCGGTGCGGGCGTGCCACTGGTCGCCTGATCGAATTTGCCGGCGTTGCGCTCCCAAGGGTTCGGCTCCGCATCGACCGCAGCCTCGTAGAACGGCAGCGTGCCCGACGGCGGGCGAAGCACCTCGCGCCGCCCGACATGATCGGGCTGGCCGACATAGCCCTCCCTCTCCATGCGCTCGATCATCCTGGCCGCGCTGTTATACCCGACGCGCAGCTGCCGTTGCAGCCACGATGTGGACGCTTTCTGATGCTCCAGCACAAGTGCGGCAGCGCGGCAGTACAGGGCCTCCTCGTCGGCGCTCACCGCGCCCTCCCAAGATCGTTGAAGTCCATCCCGGCCGGCGCGCGAAAGGCTTTGACCGGGCCAGCACCGGCGCGTCGCCATGCCTGGGTCGCTAGCGCGGCACAGATCTCCGACCTCTTCAGCCCATCGATCCGCACCCGCTCGCGCCGGCCCCGCCGCACAAGCTGGCAACGGATCTCGATCGGTCGCATGTCGGCATCGACGAGGATGTGCACTTCGCCGGCTTCGCTAACGGTGATGGGCGGCGAGTCCGGATCAGCCCGCAGCCGCCAGAGTGGCACCACGCCCTCTTCGTCGCGCAGTGCGCGACCCTGAAGATTGTCGAGGCTGAGCGCGGCCACAGGCCGGCTCGGACCATCGAGCGCCGCAACGTAGCTCAGCACCGTCTCGACCCCTTCGCCGACAGCCATCGGTCCCGGTCCGGCAACATCGCCCAGGAAACAGGCAGCACCGCGTGCCCGACCCCACATCTTGCGGGCAGGTCGGGGCCTGCCGTCCGGCAGGCATCCTAGATCGGCCTTCCGCCTGCCATCGCTGGTCAGGTAAGTGGCATGGACGCCTACTATCGCCCCGTTTGACGCTTCACGGAGAGGTGCAATCATCGCCGGGCAATGCATGATGCTGGGCGGCCCGCGATCTTCCCGCCATGGGGCGATCGGACACCGGGCGGCAAAGGCGAGGTGGCGAAGAGCAGCGCTGACGCGATCGACCGGAATACCCCGCGCGGCCAGCCACGCTTCCACGATCGTACCGGTCGCCGGAACGACCCTTTCGACGATATAGGCGGCAACGGTCGCACTATCGACGATCGGCCGTTCATGCACTGTGCGGACACGGCGCTCGCGCTGGAGAACGACCCGCTCGGCATCACCAGCGAGCACGCGGGCGGCTGCGGTACGGTCTGGATGCCCGCCGAGCTCCTTTTCGAGCGCGACCGCGTCGCCGGTCTCACCACAGGAGAAGCAATGCCAGATCGGGCCCTGTTCGTCCGCCAGGAACGCGTCGGCAGACTCGCACAGCGGGCAACCTCCGCGCGACCGCTTCGTCCCGGCCCGACGCAGCCGCGCGCCATGTGCTCGCGCTACATCTGCCGGTGCGACCTTGCGCGCGCGATCGAACAGGCTTTCGCCCGTTGAAATGCCTACTGCCATGATCCTGCCGTCAGGTCAGGCCAGAACCGCGGCGATGCGCGCCGTCAGGTCTACCAGCTTCGCCTCGGCCTCCTCGGCACGCTGCCGCTCGGTCGCGACCTCTGCCGACCGATCCGGCCTGTCGAGGATCTCCGACACCAGCCCGGCCATGCCGTCCAGCAACTGCACCATGCGCTGGCGGGGTGTCTGGACCGCCTCGAATTCCGGCTCGGCTGTGGAAGCCTGATCCGGGGCTGGCGTCGATGCCAGCACCAGCCCGGCTTCGATCATGTCGATTGCGGCGCGATTGTACGTTGCGCCATCTGCGACCCGCCGCTTGAGCTCGTCGAGAATGGCACCCGATGCCACGAAGGTGACCGACTTGCTTGCTGGTGTATTGCCCACAGGATCTTCCTTTTCGACATCGAGAGAGGGACGGGGATGCGGTTCCCAGTCGGCTGGCGGTTGCCGGCCGTCTCGGCAGAACCCGCACAGCCCATCGACGAGGCGGGGGAACCACCATTCGCACCCGTCGCAATCGCCCGCAGTCCCGCTCTCGATCGGAGCGCGGGACGCTATCGCCAGCGCGACGGTCTCGGCCTCGATCTGGCTGGCCATGTCGACGGCATCGACCATCAGCAACCCTTCCAATCGAGCCAGCCGATCTGCGGCGCTCCAACGTGGCCGTGCTCCCACACGAACCAGGCGAAGGCGATCACGCCCGCGCCTTCGCCGCTGACCGAGTCGACCAGTCGGCCACGCTGGATGGGCACGCGACGCGACATGACCCAAACGCGGGCCAGGGGTGTCGTGGCGAACCAGCGCTGTCGCTCGATCCCCTCAAGGAAGGCGAGGCGGAGAAACAGGCAGACCTTCCCGCCCGGCGCCCGGCTCAACAGCAGCGCGCGATCGGCAAACTCCCTCGCCCAGCGGAACGGTGGATTGGTGACGACGTGCGGTGCGCGAGGCGCCCACTCCATCAGGAAGTCGCGCCCTCCTTCACCATAGCCGCGATCGATCAGGTCCGTGCTGACGACATCATGACCGGCCGCCTGCATGACCCTCGACATGGCACCATCGCCACAAGCCGGTTCCCATATCGGCCCGTCAAAAGCCTCCACCGAAAGCAGCGCGCGCGTTGCACCCGGATGCGTGGGGTAGAAGTCGTGCGTTTCGCGATTGACCGGGTCATCGGTCTGTGCCCGCGAAAACGCGCTGCCGGCTGCGGCGGAGAGCGGCGTCAGGCTCATCGGACGAGGCCGGTGATGGCGCCGGTCGACAAGATCAGGATCCGGCGCCCCGTCGGGCCTGGCGCGGGAAGCACGCGGATCATGTGTGCGGCCTCGGCAGCCTTCAGGATAGGCTTGATCAGGTCCACCGACAGATCGGCACGTTGTGCGAGTTGATGATCGGTGGGGCACGGCCGACCGGCACGCGCGAACCGTTCCAGCACCGGCAGGAGGCTGTTGACCGCTTCGACTTCGTCGATGTCGATCGGCAGCGTCACGACCTTCAGCTTTTCCCGATCCGGCTTGGTCAGCGGACTGGGCTTGCTCGACCGAGTCGCCGTGTAGTTGAACACCGTCGGATCGATCGTGGAGCGGGGCCGGGTGAGCAGAACCAGCTCGCGCTTCGCCAGATCGCGCATCCGCTTGGCGCCGGCGCTGGCGACCGGCAACGTCAGTCGGCTGGCATAGACAAAGCGGTCGCCGGCCTTGGCGAGCTCCATCCATGCGTCGATCCGCGCGACGCTGGCCACGACGCCGCAGGCCTCGTCGCCGATCTGTTCCAGCGGCAGCGCCGCCATCATCGGCCCAGCCCGATAGCTCCCGGCGAGGGGACGGCCGTCGCCACCCCCTCGCCGGCACGCGCGTGGCGACAGGGGGGCACCCCGCGCGTGATCTCGTTGGTCTGCGACGCCAGTGCCGGCGTATGCGCGATCGCCGTTGCCCAGGCGCCGGGCGCACTGCCGCCAGCGGCGGGATCGTCGATCGTGACCGTCATGCGGCCCGCCGCTGTGGCTGCGCAGCCGCAGGCGCGTCGAACCAACCGCCACGTGGTGCACGCTGCCAGTCCAGGCGCGCGACACGGCCGTGCGTGCGCTCCGCAATCGGGCCGACCAGCGACGCGCCCGGCGTGATCTCGCCGTCCAGCAGCCGCTGCAACGTCGGCATGCCGACGCACAGCTTCAGGTTCGCCACGCCCAGCGCGCCATGGCACTCGCGCGCGATCCATTGCGCCAGCAGGCGCGCGCCTTCGTTCGGCACGCGCGCGGGCAGGTGCATCTTGTTCTTCATTGCCCCTCCAGGATGGATGTCACCGCGGCGCGCATCGTCGCCAGCACGCGGAAATTATCGTCGATCTCGGCCAGCACGCGCTCCGCCTCGACCGTGTCGAGGTGGCCGTCGGCCAGGCTGGCGCAGAGCTTCTGCGTCAGGTCGCTATGTTCCTTGGCGGCATCGGCCAGCATCGACAGCAGGTCGCCGCGCCGCGCCGGGGCGGTCGGCTGGGGCAGGAAGATGCCCTCGGCCATGGCGACCAGCACCCGCGTGACCATCGGCTCGCCAACCAACGCCTCCAGATCGCGCACCACGTCGACGGGGGCGAAGCACTCCTCGTCCGTTGGCCCGAGCGCGTAGTAGCGGGCCAGCGTGCTCTTGCCGACGCGGCAGAAACCGGCGGCTGCCTCTACGCCGCCCGCGCGTGCAACCAGTTCGCCGAACGCGATCTTGAGCATGCGGCCCTTCACGGCCGTGGCGATCAGCGCGTTCACGACAGCTTGCCTTCGCAAGCCGGGGTTGCGGCCCCGCCCGGCGCGGATACGGTGGTGATCACATCGGCGAGAGGAGAGGGCGAATGGAAGCTGGACGACGCGTGGATGCCCTCGGCATTGCGTGGTACAAGCGCGCGGATTACTCCCGTATTCTCGAAGTCATGGAGGACAGTGACAAGCTGCCCATCACATTCGACCGCTGGCAAAGTCAGGCCGAGGGCTTGGAAACCGGCTTCAAGAAGCGCGGCGTTCCCACTTTCCGCGCTCACATTGATCCTGAGCACTTCGTCGCCTGGTGCGCCGACCGTGGCCTGAACGTCGATGCTGAGGCAAGACAGCGCTGGGGCAGCGAATTGGCCCACCAACGGCTTACAGGTGGCCAGCACTGACAGGGCAGTCCGCGTCATGCCGTCACCGCCTGCCGGGAAATGTCGGCGCACTCTCCCGATGCCGCGAGGGGATGATCTACGTTATCGGAAGACGAATGAAGCATCACCCCAGCAACGCCGAGGTTCACACCATCCAACAAGTCGCTCACGATTGTCGGTACACCGGCCGGCCAGTTACCTTCGGTACGGAAAAACGCGAAAAATCGCTCAGCCTTATCGGCAGTGCATTGTCCGCCAGCCGAAAGTCGCTCCAGAAACTTGCCGTCACGAGCCACACGGGAAGCGAGCGTCGCGGTACTGCGGTTGTTAGCCGCCGCCCAGGTTTCTGCCAGTGCGAGAAGGCGTTCAATCAGCGTCACCAGGCACTCCAATGCTAGCCGAGGCGCTAAATGCGGGCAACTGCCCGCCTTTGTCAACGGGCAAGTGCCCGAATGACCAAAAACCATTAATGCGGGATAATGCCCGTATGACGGACCTGATCGAACGCCTTGAAGAACGCCTCACCGCGCTGGGCAAATCTGACCGGGAAGTCTCACTGCTGGCGACAGAAGGGCGATCGTCTGACCTCATCCGTGACCTGCGTCGAGGACGGGGGAAACGTATGGGCATCGAGGCATATCAGCGGCTCGCCGAAGCGCTTGAAACCACGGTGTCTTATTTACGCGATGGAGTTCACGCTGCCGAGGCGTCCCCCAATCGCCGAACTGGATACGAGTCTCACGCAGCAGATCGCTCCTTCGACGAAGCGCTGCCACGCACTATCCCCGTCTATGGAACTGCTTTAGGAGCCGAACTGGATTTGAACGGCGATGAACTCGTTGAAAGCCACATCGTCGAGTTGACCGAAGCGATAGATTGGGTCCGCCGGCCCCCGCTACTTGCACGTAGGTCTGACGTTTACGCGGTCTACATTACCGGCTCATCCATGGAGCCTCGGTTCGAGCCAGGAGACCCGGTTATTGTTGACCCAAAGCGGCCGCCGCGCCCCGGTGACGACGTGATCGTGCAGCTGGCGGATCGACACACTGAGGGGGCCAAGGCTGCGTTGATCAAACGTCTGGTCCGTCGATCCGCCAAGGCGCTGACGCTCCGTCAGTACAATCCGCCAATGGATTTTGAGGTGGCGGCCGACGAGGTCTTAGCCGTGCATCGCGTCGTCATGATGAGAGACCTGCTGGGCTAGACGGGCAGTTGCCCGCATAATTGCTTGACGCGGGCAACTGCCCGTAGTTATGGAGCGCTTCACGGGCATGCTGCCCGCTGGAGCGCATCATGCCCGCACCATCCTTTGATCTGTCCGCGCCGGCCGCGATCATCCCACAGCCCGCGCTAAGCCTCCTTCCTGCGTCATACGATCCGCTAGACCTCGTCACCTATCCTGAGGTTCTGCCGATCAGCATGCCTTGCGCGGCTCACGCTCGCACCGCGCCTCGTTTCAAACAGCGCTCCTTCCTGCCGTCGCGACCGCATCGGCTCAGCTTTCTGCCGTTACTTCCCGGACACGGTGGAACCCGCCTCGGCGAGCTCTCCGCCACCGTCGCCCGCCTCCGCGCCCGCGACGCACAGGTGCTGGCGTTCAGCCAGCCGACGGGCGGGGAGGGCGGTCCCGACCCGCTGGAACCCGATCACGAGCGCCCGATCGGCTACTACGCCCGCCGGATCGAGGTCGCGTTCCTCGGCCTCGCCGCCCTCGGCATCGCTGCACAGTTCCTGCGCGCCTACATCGCGGGGGTGCTGTGATGAGCAGGGCTGATCCAAGCGGCCCCGAGCCGGTGACACAAGACGATGTGACCGAAGCCGATAAGGCCGCTGTCACCCGCTTTCATGCCATCCAGATCAAGCGCATCATGGCGGGTGACAGCACGCTCGGCGAGGACGGCCGACAGACAATAGAGCAGGCGTTTGCGGAACGTCGCTTGGCTGGCATCGCAGAAGGTCGCCGCCTCTCGGCAGGCAGCGATGTCGTTACCGCCCCATCATGTGCGCCGGTGGAAGTGGAGCCGTACTTTACACTGCCGTTTGCGCTGCATGAGGCAGAAGGCAACGGAGCCGCGTATATCCGCGACGCAAAGGGGCAGTCCGTCGCCATGCTGATGTGGCCCGCGCACGCGCCGAATGACGAAGATGCTGCTGTCGCCACGCTCTATGCGATCGGCCGTGCTTTTGCCGCCGCGTTCGCCGCGTCAGGCAGCGATGTCGTTACCGTGCCGAGCGAGCGTGAAATCGACATGATGATCGTGCTGGAGCGCATTGCAGAATTGCTCGGTTCGGCTTGGCTAAACTGGGATCGTACAAAAATAATTGAAGAGTTGGGTGACGAGATCACCCCCTTCTTTGAAGGCCTCGGAATGAGCGAGGGCGAGGGGCCAGATGGGCAGGATTGCTATGGCTTTGACTGGACGGCGGAACAGGAAAGGGTCGTGCGCGACCTAGGCGGTCGAAAGGCAATTATCCATCGGCTGGCCCTCGCCACCGCCCCTACACCCACGGGAGAGGGGGAAGGCGACTGATGCGCCCGCTCGTCATCGACAACTTCGCCGGGGGCGGCGGGGCTTCGACAGGCATCGCACGCGCGATCGGCCGCGAACCGGACGTGGCGATCAACCATGATCCGGAGGCGGTGGCGATGCACGTCGCCAACCATCCGACCACGCGCCACTATTGCCAGTCGATCCTTGCCGTCGATCCGCTCGACGCCACGGGCGGCGCGCCGGTCGCGCTCGCCTGGTTCTCCCCCGACTGCAAGCATCACAGCAAGGCGAAGGGCGGGAAGCCGCGTGAGAAAAACATCCGCGACCTCGCCTGGGTGGTGGTCCACTGGGCCGAGCGCCTGCTGAAGGCGACGCCCGACGGTCGCGGCGCGCCGCAGGTCATTATGCTGGAGAACGTCGAGGAGTTCCGTCGTTGGGGTCCGCTCGATGCCGAGGGCATGCCGATCAAGGAACGCCAGGGCGAGGAGTTCGACTTGTGGGTGCGGCGCCTGCGCCGGCTGGGCTACAAGGTCCAGTACCGCGAACTGCGCGCCTGCGACTATGGCGCGCCGACCAGCCGCAAGCGCCTCTACCTGATCGCCCGTCGCGATGGCCTGCCGATCGTCTGGCCGACGCCGACTCACGGCAAGCCGGACAGCGTCGAGGTGCGGAAGGGCAAGCTGCTCTCGTACCGCACCGCGGCCGAATGCATCGACTGGTCGATCCCGTGCCCGTCGATCTTCGACCGCACCCGGCCACTGAAGCCGGCGACCAATCGCCGCATCGCGCACGGCGTCATGCGCTACGTCGTCAACGCGGCGAAGCCGTTCATCGTCGGCACGGCGTTCACGAACACCCGCGCCGCGCGCGTGTTCGATCCGCAGGATCCGCTACGCACTGCGACCAGCCAGCCGGAGCATGGCGTGGTCGATGCCGCGATCGTGCCGATCACGCATACGCAGAACAGCGCCCGGTCGCATGACCCGGCAGAGCCGCTGCGCACGATCACGACCGCCAATGGCGGCGAATTCGCCCGCGCCACGGCCACGATCGCGCCCATCGACGCGGCCTTCATCGGCCAGCAAAACTTCGACCGCGTCGGCCGGCCGGCGGACGAACCGCTGACCACCGCCACCGTGCGCGGCACGCAGCAGCGTTTGACCATTGCGGCCATGGCACCTCTTCAGAACGGGGAGCGTCGGCCAGGCGAAAAGCCGCGCGAGCAGGACATAAATGCACCTGTGTCGACGATCGCGACAGGCGGCAAGCATTCGGTCGTCGTTGCGCATCTGGAGAAGTTCAGCGAGAACAGCCGGGGTCGGCCGGCGAGCGAACCGATGGACACTGTCATGGCTGGCGCCCCGCGTCACGCGGCTGTGACGGCGTTCCTGTCACACTTCTACACGTCGAACACGAACGGCGGGCAGGGCGATCCGACCCACCCGGCGAAGACGATCACCGCCGGTGGCCAGCACCATGGCGTCGTCTGCGCCCATATGGAGCAGGCGAACACCGGCGGAATGCTGGGACGTGTGGCGGACAAGCCCCTGACCACCGTCACCACTACAGGCGCGCAACAGCGCCTGGTCGAAACGGTCATGGTGGACGCCGACGCGCTGCCGCCCGAACAGCTGGCCCGCGCCGTCCAGGTCGCCGCGTTCCTGGTGAAATATTACGGATCGGATCGGCACGGGCAGGCGGTCGACGTTCCGCTCCACACCATCCCGACGCGCGAGCGCTTCGCAGTCGTCACCGTCACGATCGACGCCACGACCTACGTCATCGTCGACATCGGCATGCGGATGCTCACCCCGCGTGAACTGGCCAACGCGCAGGGGTTCCCCGCCGACTACATCCTCGCCGCGATCGGCCCCAACGACAAACCGCTGACCAAGAGCAGCCAGATCGCGAAGATCGGCAACAGCGTCTGCCCCGACGTGGCCGAGGCTCTGGTCAGGGCCAACCTGCCGGCGCTGTGCGCCAACGATACGGCGGAAGAGGTGGCGGCGTGACGGCCATCGACAACCTGTTCGCAAACGGCGCGAACGGCGACTTCATGGTGCTGGATGAGGCGATCGATCTCACCTGCCAGTCGCTACACGCCTACTGGTCGCGGCATAGCCGTCACGCGATCGCTTGGTCCGGAGGGAAGGACAGCACGGCGCTGCTGACCGTGGTTATCCATCTGATTGACACCGGCCGCCTGCCACAGCCGGAACGATTGCACGTCTTCTACGCCGACACGCGACAGGAACTGCCGCCAATCCAGCAGGCCGCCGAGGCGGTGATCGCAAGGCTGCGTCAACGCAATTGGATCGAGGTGCACGTCGTGCGAGCGCCGCTTGATAAGCGCTTCATGGTTTATATCCTCGGCAGAGGCGTGCCTCCGCCGAACAACAACACCCTTCGTTGGTGCACCCGCCAGATCAAGGTCGAACCGATGGCTGAGGCGCTGATCTCCGCACTCGCCGACCTCGACGAGACTGCGCTGATGCTCACCGGCGTTCGTCAGGGCGAGAGCGCAATCCGAGACGACCGGATCGTCATGTCCTGCTCAAAGGACGGCGCCGAATGCGGGCAGGGCTGGTATCAGCAGGTCCTGCCGGACGCGAAAGGCATCCGTGGCCGCATCGCGACCCTCGCTCCGATCCTGCACTGGCGCGTCTGCCACGTATGGGACTGGATCGGACGCGTCTCCTACGCGCCCGGCTACGGCGAGTGGCCGGTGTCGATCATGGCCGACGCCTACGGCGGTGACGACGCGGCAGACATCGCAGCCCGGACCGGCTGCATCGGCTGCCCACTCACCGAAAAGGACACGGCGCTGGAGATCGTGTCGGCCATGCAGCACTGGTCGCACCTGTCCGCACTGTTGGAACTGAAGCCGCTCTATCGCTGGATGCGAATGCCAAAACAGCGTCACCGGAAGCGCGGTGTGGAGAGGCTGAAGGACGGTTCCATCGCGAAGAACCCACAGCGCATGGGGCCTTTGACCTTGGAGGCGCGTGCCGAGGCGCTGGAGCGGGTGTTGGACATCCAACATCGCGCGCGGGTCGACCTGATCAATGAGGAAGAAGAAGCCCGGATCCGCGAACTGATCGCCGCTCGGACCTTCCCTGACAAATGGGACGGAGACGAACCCAGGGCCGACGCGTGGCTCGATAGCGTGCTCCCCAGCGGCGCAGTTCAGCCAATCCTATTTCGCGACTTGGTGGGCCAATGACCATGCCCCGCCTCGCCGACTATCGCTTCCGCGACTACTGCGCCGACGCAGCAGCGCACCTGCTGCGCGGACGCGAGGCCAACTTTCCCGCTCACGTCAAGGCCGGCAGGCTGACGGCCGAGGCTGCGGAAGAAGGGCTGGCGCTCTCGCGCGCGGTGGCGGCGCAGTGGCGTTGGATCATCGACCCGGCCGCGCCGGCCTGTCCCGAATGGGATGACCGCACCGGTTACTTCGGCCGCTACAATCACCTGATGGTCGCGGAGCTCGCCACGATCGCGGCCAAGGCGCGTGCCCAGGCCGATCGCGATCCGACCAGCGATGAACGTCGCATCATGGCGGACCTTTGCGATGCGCTGGCCTGGCACCAGCGCCCCTACCGCGGGCGATCAGGCGAGGCAGCGATCGTCGTCATGGTCAGCGCCGAGCGCACTGTGAAGGCCCGGATGGTAGGACATAGGAGGCTGGCGGCATGACTGTCGCGGCACGCTTCAAGCAAGAGGACATCGCGCGAGCGATGAAGGGCGCTCGCAAGGCAGGGTATACCCGCGTGCGGGTCGGGATTGACGTAGCGGGCAACATTGTCGTGGAAGCTAGCGACGACCCTGCGCCCGCAGCCGAATCGGTCGCGGCCAACCCGCTGGACAGGATCCTGCCGAGGCGATGAAGACCCGCTACGCCAACGTCACCGTCGACCCCGATCGCCATGGCAAGCTCCGCGCGCGGTTCCGTAAGGCGGGGTGTGCCCCCAAGTACATGGCGACATTGCCGGATCAGCCGGGCTTCGAGGCTGAGTACAAGGCCCTGATCGCCGGTTCTCGGATCATTGAGAGCCGCGCCATCCCGCGCAGCGTCAGCGATCTAGCTACCCGCTACTACCAGTGTGGGGACTTCGCAGGGAAGGGAAGCGACAACGATCGCGCGAGGCGTCGCGGTTTGGTCGAGAGCTTCCGCTCCGAGTTCGAGAACGACCTGGTTGCCAATTTCGGCTTCGAACATATCGAGGCGATCCTGCTGGCGCGCACTGAGAAGCGCACCAACGAAAAGGGTCGGCCGGTGGGTGGACAGGTGGCAGCGCGCAACCTTCGCAAGGAACTGCGCCGCATGTTCGCCTATGCCAAGCGGCTCAAATGGATTGCCGCCAACCCCGTGGATGACGCCGACAAGATCGGAAAGGCGCGACTCACCGGCTTCTACAGCTGGACCGAGGAAGACATCGCGAAGTACCAGGCGCGACACGCTGTCGGTACGAAAGCGCGGCTCGCGCTGGAGATCATCCTCTGGACTGGCCAACGGCGTGGCGATGCACGGGCGTTCGGCCCCAAGCACATCGTCCGGGGCAAGATCAACTTCACGGCTGCGAAGAACGGAGCCGACCTATGGTTGCCGATCGCCCCTGACCTTCGTCGGGCACTGGCGGCGATGCCCAGCGTCGGCCTGCAATCCTTCCTTGTGACCGAATATGGGAAGCCGTTCACAAAAGAGGGTTTCGGCAACAAGATGCGGGAGTGGTGCGACCAGGCCGATCTGCCCCAGTGCACCGCGCACGGGCTTAGAAAGGCAATCGCGCGGCGGATGGCGGAGAGCTCGGCCACGCAGTTGGGTATCAAGGCGGTGGCCGGCTGGCGCGGTGACAGCGAGGTCACCCTCTACACCGCAGCGGCAGAGCAGGAGCAGCTTGCGGAGGTAGCGCTTGGCGCCACCATCACACGATTCTCGAACGAGAATGACGCGTAG